CGACGGCATAGACTGGCTCAATTCCAGTAGTTGTTCCTGCGAGCATTCCGATAGTACCAGTTGGAGCAATTGCCCGATTGGCGACTGGGCGCGAAATGCCGAGACGATCTGCTTCTCTTCGGGAGACATTATCACTTACACCTTTGTAAACTGAGAGCCACGAATGCAGCTCGGGTACAACTTCGTAACGGTATCCTCGCTTAAGGAGCCACTCATGTACACCCATGAACCCAAGGCCCAGGCGTCGATTCTTTTCGCGAGTCTTGTAAACCTTGTTGAAGGGCAGCTCTGCTCGTAGAGTTCCGAATAGCAGAAACTTAGTGCCCAGATCAACCACAGTGGCCAACTCAGCAATGCTATCAATCCGAGCAAGATTGACAGAACCAAGATTACACACATCGCTATCGTCTTCTGAAGTGACCTCAGTACACGCATTGCGTAGTGTCTCCTTTTCCTTGTCGAAGAAGTTAAAGCTGAAGCCGGGTTCACCAGTCTTGAGGGCCTGCCTGACGTTCTCAGTGAACACCTCACCAGGATCACCAGTCTTCAGAAACTGCATCAACCATTCGGTGTCGTAGTTGGTGGAGATATTAGTTTGATCGAGGGGACAAGGGAAGTTAAAGTCTTGTTGTTTAACATCAGCGTAAGTAAACCCAGTAGTTCCGACAGGTTTAGAAGCCCAATCCTTACTTCGTAGGAACCCTTTGATGTCTCCATGCTTCCAATTGAGAGAGGCGTAAATAGCGGATCGCCTTGATCCACCCTGCATAACTCGTCGACCAATTTCATTAATCATCTCCATCTTAGGGAGAGGGCCACTAGCTCCGCCGCCAGTACGTCTAATGATTGCTCCTTCGGGTCGGTAGACAGAGTAATCTGCCCCAATTCCACCTCCCGTGAGGAGGCACGACTCTGAGCGCCAGCTAAGATTAGCCCAATCCTCTCGTGAGTCCTCTTCAGCCTTGAGTAGATAGCAATTGTTGTAAAATTTAACTGGTCGTCCAGCGTAGTAGAGATAGCGACCTCCTGGGATAAACTTCATCTCACGCATGATGCGCTTCAGCTCATCACGGTCCTCTTTAGACAGGAAAACCCCCTCGGGTTTATCCCGTAGCGGGCCTGTAACGTCTTCTACCAGTGTCTCTACCAGAGCATCCCAGGACTCAGCCCCCTGGTGTCGGTACTTGTTGTTGAAGATGGTCTCACTGAGCTGACTACGAAATACTGGATTCACATTTGACTTAAACAATGTTCTTATACTTCTCACAATAGCGTTCGTAATTAAGAGCTAGTTCAATAGACTCTGGGTCAACCATAGTGTCCCAAACAACCACACCGCCCCCAATTTCATCTGAGAAATAACGGCGGCCTCCATGCTCTGCCTCCTCGACAAAGATTGTGTAACCCCGTGAGGTCTGTCCAATTTCTTCCATCTTAATTCCAATTACGAAGAGAGAGAATCCAGAGGCTAAGTCCTAGGAACACCACAGCACCCAGTGCTACTAGGCAGAGCAGCACAATCCCAATAACTGCTAACCAACTCATTACCATTTCTTTCCATTAGCGGCCATACGAGCTTCGATCTTGTGATCTGCCCGAACATCATTGTAAGCATTCTTCTCGTGGAAGGCACCGTCTAGGTCGAGATTATACTCCCCAGCGTAGTCAAAGATACGGATAAGGCAATCCACAAGCTCTACCTCCACAGCCTTGCGGTGTGGAAGCTTGTCGTCCATAAGGTCCTTACGAACACCTTCCATAGCCTCCGCAATCTCAGAGACCATGAGCATCATAAGCTCACCCTTGTTACGATCTAGCTTCTTGCCGTTGATGTCGTACCACCACTTATCGTTACGTTCTCGACAATACTTGGCAAGCTCATTAAGATTAGAATACACAGGAGTCTCGTAATTGATACAAGTCAAAACGTCTTCTTCTCCGCCTTAACGATGAACATAAGGACATTATCGTTATTGATAATAGCGTACCCCTGATCGCAATCTACGCGAGTCCAGGAGCCTGTAACATCAATGGTCTTAACGCCAGTTAGACGCTGCTCGTGACCGTCCTTGGACACTACACGACGAAGTGTCTCGGGAGACTCTAGAACTGTAATCTGTGCCATTATTTCTTACCACCTCGCTTAGGTTGACGGATACGGTTTTGGTGTCGAGTTACCACCTTCGTGGGGACATTATCCAGAGAGCCACGACGATGAAAGCCCACATGATCCAGCTCTTTACCATCACCCTTGTGTACCTTTCCTGCCTTGATAGCCTCACGCCGTGCTCGGTTACGTGCGACCCTCCGGGCCACTTGTTCGGGCGTCGCTTGCCACCTAGCCTCCTTAGCATAGTTACGCTTTTTATCTTTCACCATAGTCTATAATACTCCTACACCAATCTCTCAATTCTTCATCAGACATATTCCATTTCATAATATTAACTATCCTACAGACAAATCTAATATTATCTATAGAGTACTCCTCTCCAGGTCTGATTCTGTCGATAGAAGCATTAGTCATAAAGATCATACCCTTACCCAGTGTACAAGTAAGAGCTTCACCAGTCAAGGCACAACAATAACTTTGTTTCTCTATAAGAGTCACAAGATCAGAGACTTTTAGATGCCGTCGATTTTCCTTGTATAAAAGCCTCTGCAAGTAGCGATACCAATTTCCAGATATCTTTTGGTACTGTCCATCAGTAGTCACCAAACCAGTCTTGTACTTAAACGAGCCCTTGCACTGTGGAGTACAGAACTTATGGACACTGGTCTTCGGGACGAAAGGTTTCTCGCACGTTAGGCAAGACTTTTCCTTGTACTCCTTGACCATTAGTGTCCTCATTCATTTCGCTAGGGATGCCGTACTTATCTTTTAGGAACTTACGCCAGACAGCATCATCGTTAGGATTAAGTCCAATATTCTCTCTAAGGTGTTCGGCAAAAGACTCAAGAACCATCTTTGTCATTTACGACCTCCACAGTGAAACCCAGTGCTTTTAGAACATTCTCTAACACCACAACGGGATCAGTGATATTATCTCCATTGCCAAAATGGCCGTCATGGAGCCCTGTGTAAACAACTTCTCCATCCTTAGAGATAATCAATTGTTCATCGTAGATAGTACCACAATCATTACACTCCCAAGTTTCCTCGAAGTGATTAATCCTGATCTGTGTCATCTAGCAAATCCTCTAGCTTGTAAGACTTCACCCGGACGTTGGGCTCCATACGAGGCGTCCTATCATCACGCTTTGCATCACGCTTATCCTGTAGACGGCGCTTGCGCTGCGCCGCCTTGTCACCCTTAAGTGTAGCCATCAAACGTATCGTGCAATCACCAGAACGAGAACTACAACAAGTAGAATATAAAGAAGACTGTGTTCATTCATAGGGGTTTAACCTCCGGTAGAGTGATGTGACCGTCCATGTAAAGCTTCAAAACAGCCTCCTCTGGCGTCATATCGTTCAAGTCAAGAATATCATAAATATCGTAATTCTCTAGTACGCCTAGAATTTCTACTCGAACTAGCTCATCTTCATCTCGAAACATTGAATCTTCCACTTCAGTTCATTCCCTCATTGTCCCCTGAGAGTTGCATGGTCATTGGGATCATCCCATCCTCGTCTAACTGAACCGGCAGACTGAAGCTCTTAATCTTCCTCTGTGGTGCAATCAACTCAATCTTAACGAAGTAGTCCTGGAGTGCTTCACCTAGGCAATCAGTGTCCAGGGTAATCTCTAGTGTATTACTTTCCATAATCAGCCTTAAGAGCGGCCAAGGAGATCCACTGGAGATCGTATTGGCCGTTCTCTACGTTTCGCTTAATGGCCACTCCAGACGACCACAGTGCATTGACTTCACCAGCCCAAGGGGCGTCGTAGTCCTGGTACACGCCACAGACTAGGCCATGGAGCTTCCGACCATTGGCATCCGTCCGTACGGCATAGTCGAAGGTATGTGAGTGCCCTTGTGTACAAGACTTGTACTTCCGGGCGAGGAGGGAGGAGGCGGCCCGCTCACCCCCCACAGGGCGGCCCATAACCCCAGACAGATGAAAGTGAGCGTAGGTGATGCCATCCACATCCACATTACCAGGTGTACCGCCGTTGTAACGAACAACGCGGTCATAGTAGCTATCGAAATCGTAGTCCTTAAAGGAGAGAACCCCCTCGAATTCCGGAGATAGGTCCAGAGCCTTTTCAATTCGATGTTCATGGTTGCCCTCCAGCACAACCCTATAGGGGAGTTTCTTCTTAGCCGCCCTTACCGGGGACCATAGCCGATCCTGAAACTCAAGATGAGAATCAATATCAGCACGATAATTACGCCCGATAGCACTTCTTTTGCCTTTGTCGTAAGAGGCCAAGGAAGACATGTCAGCAGCATCGCCAATATTGACGACAACATCAGGCTTAAGGTCTCGAATAAGACAAGCGAGATAGTCTGCGCGCTCATTGCTATAGTCCGGGTGTGCATGCTGATCGGGAATTACAAGGTGAGTCTTACTCAACGAACCAGTCCTCCGGCATCTGACCGATGCAGTACGGGAAACCAACCTTCTCAGCCCATCGGCCATAGGTCATCTTACCGGAGATGATCTTGTCCTGCATGAAGAAGATACGAATGTCTAGTTTGGGATTTGTTTTGCGAACCGCCGTCATCTTTACAATATCCTGGCGTCGCAGATAACCCTTCGTTTCAATGTACCGTTTATGGCCTGAAGGGAATTCTATAAGAAAGTCAGGCAGATAATGCCCGTCAATAACGTACTTAATTTTATGAGGCTCATACTTAAGGCCCAAGCCTAATGCCTGAGCCTTTTCTGTCAGAAGACGATGTGTTGATGCCTCAAATAGATTACGTGTCTTTGCCAATATTTACTTCCTGGACATTTGGGAGGCGTGATACGACTGTAAGAAAAGCTGGACCAGTGCTATACAGAAAAGTACGCATACCAGGCCAACACTTGGCCTTGAAGGGGCAATAACTACAAGCAACACCAAGCTTACGATTACCAGATTTACCATCTGGGACATCACTAAAAGTGCGCTTAGGAGGAGCTGGGAATGCAAGGATTTCTCTCTTATCTGCTACCATCTTATTATAATTGTACTCTGGAAACTTGTACGTGTCAAGGCACATATTCCCAAGAGTCTTATCAATTACTAGGAAGCTTGCGACTCCTCGGTCCTTAACAATTGGATCGTCTTTCGCAGCGTGGAGATATCCGCCAAGCTGGGTAAGGTAGCCAAACCCATCGTTGCCCACCAGTCCGTT